GTTAAAAACACCATCTATAATTGGTGTAATTGAATTTTGTATAAATCCAAATGTATTATTGACTTGTTCTGTAAAACCTCCTGTTTGCTCTAATTCGGTGTTATATGTATTTAATTGTTCCGTTGCTGCTGATATTGATGCAATTCCTTCTGGTGTCGCGAATGTTGGAAGTAATGTTGTTGAGTAGGCTTGTTCTTCTATTTGTTTTATTGCCTCTATTTGTTCTTTAATTCTTTTGGCTTGTTCTTCATCAAATGGAACTGTTGGCGTAGTAGTAGTTGTTGTTGTTGGAGTTGTAGTTACTGTTGGAGTTGTTGCCGTTTTTGGAAGCGCAGAAACACCAGGTATAAATGGAATTGGTCCTTGTTGGAATGGAGCGTAAAGTTTATCTATTTCCGATTGACTAAACGAATTAGTCATTCCTTCTTTTATGCCTTCAGCGTACGATTCACCAAATCCTTTTCCGACATCAAATGCTCTTTTTATTTGTCCAAAAATAGTAGCATCTAAAATACCTCTTAATAATTTACCAAAATCTAATTCCGCAATTCCATTAAATATATCTGTTAAAGCTTCTAATAAATATGCAAAATTATCTCCTAATATTCTAAACAAATCATTAACTCCTTCTATACCGGGAACGATTGAAACAACATTATTTAATAATCTAACAAATGCCTTACCAAGATTCCCCATAGAACTTAATAATGGTCCTATGCTATTCCTAAACCTTTCGGAGTTTTTATACATTCCAATCAATAAGGTAATAACCGTTCCTATTATTGGAATTATTTTTGTAAACGTAGCACTTCCAGTTAAAATACCTTTGCTAATTTTAGCGAATACTCCTACAACACTTGCACCAGATGTAATTATGCTTCCTAAAACCATTAATATTGGTCCAGCCGCAGCTGCAATACCAACCATTAATAAAATGTTTTCTTGTACTTCTGGTGCTAATTTTCTCCATCTTTCGGCTAATTTACCAACAGATTCGGTTAATCTATCAATCAACCTTGTTGCTGCATCCAATAATCCGGAATCGGCAATGGTAATCATTAATCCTTCGAATGCGGATTGAAGTCTTTTTAATGAGCCATTTAAACCTTCTAATTGTTTGTCTGCAATAGATTGAGCCGTTCCACCACTATTCTCTAATTCTTTTGTTAGTTCCCTTAATGATTCCGCACCTTGATCTACTAACGAAGATATGCCCGGTCCAGCTCTATCTCCAAAAATGGTTAATATGTCGGCAGTTGTAGCACCGCTTTTTTCAAGTTGTTCTATTATTTTATTTAATGGTAGAAGATTTCCGGCACTATCTAAAGCAGTAATTCCAAGACGATGTAATATTTTTTCAGATTCAGAAGTTGGACTTAATAATCTACTAATCGCTCCTCGCAATGCAGTACCAGCCATTGATGCTTGAATACCGGCATTACCTAATAATCCAACGGCAGCAGATACTTCTTCAAATTGCAATCCGGCAGAATTAGCTACCGGTGCAACATAAGCCATTGCCTCACCTAATTGAACAAGGTTTGTATTTGAACTTGTAAATGTTTTTGCAAGTACATCCACGGCATTTGCCATTTCACTTGCATCCTTGCCAAAACCGGTCAAGATATTACTTGCAATATCCGAAGCCATTGCCAAATCCATTTGCCCGGCAGCTGCAAGGTTTAAAACTCCGGGCATTGATTGTAGTATATCATTTACATCAAAACCAGCCATTGCAAGAAACGACATACCTTCGGCAGCTTGACTTGCGCTAAATGAAGTTGTTTCTCCTAATTGTTTTGCAAGGTTTTCTAATTCTTGAAATTGTTTTCCGGTTGCACCTGATACAGCTGCAACTTGATTCATTGCAGATTCAAATTGCGCAGCAGTCCTTAAAGCATTTCCCCCGATTGCAACAACGGGCAAGGTTACGGATGTTGTTAAATTTTGTCCGACACGTTGCATTGAACGACCAAATTTGGTCATACTTCTTTGCGCATTCCTTAATGCAGCGTTAAACTTGTTAACGTCCAAATTAAGAAATACATTCATTTGATTTGATGCCATATCTTATGCTTGACCGTGTTGTTTTTTCATAAATTCATCCATCCTTCTTCTGTACTCCTTCTGCGATTCAGTCATTTCTCGTTTGACTGGTTTTTCTTCCTTCTCCCAATCGAAAACAATTAGATCCTTCATCTTAATTGTTTTGCCCTTTCCACTATAAGGTTGCAATCCTATCGTTGCCAACCACCTTGTTTGTTCCCATTGGCTACGGAATTCTAATTGTTTCATTTGGTTAAAGCCTTTGATTGCGTCCATCACCACCACAAAATCAGAATCTAAAAAATCTTGATTGCTCATTCCCATCTGCCCAATCGCAATTTCTCGGATTTGATTCCAAGTTGTTATTTTGCTTGAGTCAGATGCGCTTTCGTTCGACTCGTTTTCGTTTTTTTTTCTTCTTGTGGCATTGAATTGGCAAATAGATTCATAATCCTTGTGATTGCATCCATATCTTCATCCAATTCATCGCACATATCCTCAAAGGTCAAATCAAATTTCTTTCCTTCTTTTCTGTGTCCATCCCTTAACCCTTCAAAAATCAACTTTAATGAATCCTTGTAATTCAATGGACTTTGACCAAGCGTTAAAATAGAAATGCCCGTTTCTTCCTCGAAGCGAATTAATGTCGCATTCCCGAACGAAACAGGCACTTCCTTATTGTTTATTTTTGTAAATCTAACCATTGTAAATCCGTGTTTGTGGTGTGTTCATTTTAATTAAGCGTTTGTTCCTCGATAAACCGCTCCAGAAATAGTAAAGGTTGCGGATACTGATGTATTGTCTTCAACCGGAGTATTAACTTCCCAGCTCGTGCAATACGCACTAAAGGAATAGAAGTTGTATCCGGATGTGTTTTCGGTCAAGGTCAAAGCCAAAACTGTTCCGTTATCTAACGCATCAAATAAAACATCTGGTTGAACGTTTGTTGATGTTTCGCTATACAATGCTTCAACGGTTAATGTAGCCGATTTTTGACCCGGTTTATTTGAAACCCAACCTGATGATGGAGAATCCTTTGTAAGGATGTTTCGCATTTCCCTTGTAACAGATAAAGTAGCCGTTGTCGCTTCGCCAATGGCGGTTGTGCCATCCTTATAGATGCGAAGATCTGTTCCATTAATTATGTCATTTACTGCCATTTCGTATGAATTTTAAGTTTAAAATATTCTTTTTCGATTCTTCTTTTTTTCCTTTTTAGTTTCTGCTTCAATCACTTGTTCAACTCCAAAAGGCAATACCTCTTGTGCAATTCCATCCGCAATCAACTCCAATGCCTTCTTTTTCATTATATGCGCCCTCAATCCTTTTGTAATTACTTTATTTGTTGCCGGATTCAACCAGTCCTTTAAAAATAAAACTTCCATTACCTTTCGCGTTTTAATCTTATTTGATAATCTTGAGTAGCGTAAAAAACACCCAACTCCGCATTATAATCTCCATCGCTATTATTTTTCATTGTTATTCTTTGAATCGCTTGTCCATTAATCGTTCCCGAATAAAAATCTAAAGTTGATCGTATCGCCCCGGCTAATGTTGTATTCGTATCAAAATCATTTGCGTACATATCAATTTGAACCGTAATGACATCCAATGGTGAACTTCCATCCTTTGTCATAGTCGGCTCTGTGTCAGTCGTTGTATATACCACGAAAGGAAAGTCTGCAAATTGTGGAACAGATACAGGGTAAATACGACTGCCAACAATATTAGTAACAGAATTTGCTCCGTTAAGTAATCCATAAATCGCCTTGCCAATTTCATTTGTTGTCATTATGAAACCTTTCTTAAATTCGTTTTAGTTCTATTCAAATATTTATTGACATCTGCACTAATCTGATTAAAAACCAATGTTTTAGAATCTCTTAATGCCCTGTATGTAACTTTTTCGCCGAATTGCTTTGCTCCGCCAAATATCATATGTGCGTACCATCCGTTGAATCGTTTTTCATTTGGATTGATTACGCTTTTCAATTTTGTAAACATTGGACCAATAATACCAATAGGAGTTTTGTATCCTTTTTCTTTTGATATTACTTGGATTGAGCTTTTTATGTTACCCAACCCAAATTTATATCGAATCTTACCTTTGCCTTTACCAGCTTTTTTCGCTCCTTCTTTTTTGTAAAAATATAATACATCCGGTCGCAATCGTTTTGGACTAAATTCCCTTCTAAATCCTTTTTGTCGTTTTCTCGGTTCGGCAACCGGAGTTAATTGTTTTGCTCGATCTCTAACTATTTCCGAAGCTGGATAAATTATATTTGCTATCGCTTTTTTATCCTTTACTTGTTTTAATAACTTAACTATATCCGCATTAAATTCTCTTAAATCCGCTTGAGATAATTCAATCGGACTTCTTTGAGTATTTGTGTATCTTGATGAACCAGTACCAGAACTTGTTGACCTAAACGACCCTACTCTATAATTACTTGAACCCAACATTCTCTTATATACTCCCATCAGTTCCTCGTTTTAGCTTCAAGAATCATAAATTGCTTCTCCTGTTCCGGCAATATCCTTTCTATATCATATACCTTTGAGTTAAAGCTAATCCGCATTTTCTCATTCAAATCTGTTCGATATCGAACCGTAAACTCTACATTTCCAATCGCAGTTTCTCTTGCAACCATTTCCTTTTCGTCCGTTCCAAGTCGTTTATATTCTACCGCTGCCCAAACCGTAGCGAATGTTGACCAAGACTTGTTTACTTGACCAGAAGCAGAACGAGTTTCGGT